AGATAAAATTAAGCTATTCAAATCCTTTTTAATTTTAACAACATCAAATTTATATTTATTTTCTAATGCCTTCTTATAAATATCTTTCGAAGGTTCTTCATTTATTAAAGAAGGATTGTATTTGTAATCATCATTTAAACAATATCCATATTCTAAAAAATTCTTTATAGAATTATTAATATTATAAGTATTTGTATTAAGCCTTTCTATGAAATAAATAAACATTCGCGAAACCTTGGTTTTTATATCATATTCAATCAATGTTGCTATCGCGTTTGCTGTGCTTCCTAATAATTCATAATTTTCAAATGATGGTAATAAAGATGTTAAATCAAGTTTATTAATTTGATATTGATTTATTTGAAATGTTGTTTTATATAATAATTGAGATATATCAATGGTATTATCTATCTCTACATCAAAAAAAGACATATCTTATATTTATTAAAAATATTAAATATAGATAATGAAAGATTGTGGAAAAGATAAAATATTAAATCCTAAAACGAATAGATGCGTTTCTAAAACTGGTAAAATTGGTAAAGAATTATTAAAAAATATTATTGATAAATTAGAAGATTATATAGAACTTGATTTAATAAATCATATGGAAGAAATTATTAATGGTGAAAAAATAGAAGTTATTAATATAAGAACAAGTATTAATGATATAGAGAATTTTAATGAATTAGGACAAAATATTAAAGATAATGGTTTAGATAATGCTAAGATTATTAAAAATACTAAAACCAAATGTATTATTGATATAGATAATATTAGATTTACTATTACCTTTAAAAAAGATAAGAAATTTGTTATATTTATATTAACACCTTCTTTTATTGAAAGTTTTAAAATTATTGATAAAAAAAATGTAGTAATCGAAAAAGATATAGCAAAACAAATTAATAAGAAAAAATTAGAAATAATAGGTATCAAAGATAATATAGAAAACTTTCATATTATAAGGAAAAGTATTATTGGATTTCTTAAAAAAGGATTGATGATTAAAAATAATTCCACTGAATGTATTATAGAAATTGATAATATTATATATACTATTACTTTTAAAAAAGATAAGAAATTTGTTATTTATGTCATAACCCCTACACCTATTATTGATAAACTTAAATTTAAAACTAATATTAAAGTTCCTATGGATCATTCTTTAAATAAAAAACAAGTTGAAAAATATATTCAAGCGTGTGATTTAAATACTCAGCCAATTTTAAGAAAAATCTTTGATAATACTAAACATATTTCTTTCGAAGTTTTCATTAAAGAATTAAATAAAAATATTGAAGATTTAATTTCTACAATGAAAGATAATAAAGATATTTATTTTTATATATCATTCGTTTATAAAAATAAATCTAATTATTGGATATTTCTTTATATTCAAGATTATCTTAAATTTTATCATAAAGATTATATTATTCATATTATTCAAGATTTAAATAATAATAAAAATGGAGATTTTATAGTATTTGTCGATGATTGTATATATAGTGGTTCCCAATTAGGAAATTCAATATCATATATCAATAATAATAATAAACTAAAATTAAATATTTTTATATTATGTTCTTATATTTCTTCATTAGGATTAAATAAAATAAGACATAGATTTGAAATAAATCCAAATTTAAAAAAATGTAAATTAATTATTAATAAATTTGTTAATAATCTACCTTTAATAAATGATTATTTAACTGATAATGAAATGAGAGAAATTAATAAATATATGTTTTTTATGTGTAATAATAAATTTTTGATTTATTTTGACCATAAATTAGCCGACAATGTTTCCACTATTACTAATATATATAGTGGATATGTATTGAATAAGAAAAATGCCGAAATATTAAAATCTGTTAAAGATAAAAATAATGCCGATATTATACCTGTTATTAATAATTGTCAAAATACTAAAAATTTAGATACTAATAATCCATCGTGTCCTTTCACGCCATATAAAGAAACTTTTAAAGAATTTATTAAAAAATTTAAATTAGATAATACTATTGTTTATAAAACTTCACCTTTAAAACCCAATAATAATAAGATTATAATAAATAAATCTGCTTAATTATTAAGAAATAAAATGGAAAAAAAATGTAATGATAAACAAATTTTAAATCCTGATACAAAAAGATGTGTTAATAAAAATGGAATTATTGGAAAGAAATTATTAATTAAAAATGAAAAGATTTATCTTTTTTGGGAAAAACAAAGCTGTTATATGGATAGTATATTAGTAGCATTATTTCATAATAATAAAATTAAATTCTCGTTAATTAAAGATAAAGACAATAAATTAAGTCATAGAATTAAAGATGAATTAAATAATATTAGTGATATTATTTCAAATAGAAAAAAAGGTAATAATTATTGTTCTCTATTACGTAAATTATTAAATGATTATAATAAAAAAAATCCTAAAATTAATATTATTGGTAAAAACGAAAATTGGATGAATTCTCAATTAGATGTTTTTGATTTCCTTGATTTAATGGAATATATTTTCAATATTCCTAATACTCTCAAATTTAAAGAAGGAACAAATATTAATTATTCCAATTTCATTTTTAATATTCCAATAGATTTATTACTTAATAAAAAGAAGGTTTCTATTAAGAAAATATTACCTTCTTTTAAAATTAAAAATAATAAAGTTATTTATAAAACCACATTATTAAAAGCTGATAAATTATTTATAAAAATTTTTAGAAATTTAGAAACATATAAATTAGATACTAAAATAATTCCTTGTAATACTCTTAAATTACCTGAAAATTCATTTGATTTACATTTATCCTCTTTAATAATACATTATGGCGATTATGAAACAGGTCATTATATTTGCCTTTATAAATCTAATGATAAATGGTTTGAATATGATGATTTACAAAAATCACCAACTTATATAGGAAGTTTAAATAAAATTATTAAAAATGATGAATATATATCAAATATAGTTGGTTTAATTTATACTAAATAAAATTATTTAAGATTATTTTAAATTCTTCTTATTATATGACATACACTATTGGAATTCCCAAAGAAATTAAAACTAATGAATTAAGAGTTTCATTAACACCCGATGAAGTTAAAAAATTAACTAATTTAAAAATCACCGTTTATATCGAAAAAGGTGCCGGTGTATGTGCCCTATTTAAAGATGCTGATTATGTTATCGCCGGTGCTATTATTTGCGATACCCCTAATGAAGTTTATGAAAAATCTAATATAATCGTGAAAGTCAAGGAATTATTAAATGAAGAATATGATTTGATTAATTCTAATCATATTATTCTTACTTTCTTTCATTTTGCCGGAATTCCTTCTCTAATTGATGCGATGGTTGATAAAAGGGCGATTTGTATTGCTTATGAAACTATTAAGAAAGATGATGGGACTTATCCAATTTTGGCGCCTATGTCTATAATTGCTGGCGAACAATCTATAATTAATGCTACTAATTTTATTAAAAATTCAAATGGTTATAATGTAGATAGTATTATTACTATTATTGGTGCTGGTAATGTAGGAAGAGCGAGTGCTTATAAAGCGAAAGAAATGGGTTATGTGAATATTAATTTAATTGATAAAGATTATGAAAAATTAAAAAGTTTTAGAGAAGATGGATTTAATATTTATGAAATGACGAATTCAAATTTAATTGATTTATTAAAAATTTCTAATATTGTCATTGGTTCTATTTATAATTCCGGCGAAAAAGCACAAAAATTAATTACTAATGAGATGCTGGATTTAATGGTTGATAATTCTATTATTATTGATGTAGCAATTGACCAAGGTGGAATTACTGAACAATCGCAAAGTAGAACATTTTATGACCCAATTATTAAATATAATAAAACAAATATTTATTGTGTTTCTAATATTCCAAGTGTTGTTCCTTATAAGGCTTCTAAGGAATTATCAAAAGCTGTTTATCCATATATATATGAAATCATCAAAGATATGAATATTCAAAAAACAATTGAGAGAAATAATGAAATTAAAAGAGGTGTTAATATTTATAAAGGAGAAATTTGGAATTCCAGTTTAATTAAATAATCCTTCTTTCGTTATTTCATAAGGTTTTTTATTTATTATTTTTCCGTCTTTTGGTAATATTGTGCTAAATACTAATGGATTAACAAAATTTAATATCTTTGGTAATCTATTTATATATGCTTTTAAGTTATCTAATGTTTGAACATCTTTCGTATATAGAAAATTATAAGTATTATGTAATGTCTCAACTATTTTATATAAATTATTATATTTTAATAATTCAGCATTTTCATTCCATCCTCTATATTTTTTATCATTTTTATATGAAAATGCTAAAAATACTTTAAAATAATCATTTACATTATTCTTCTTTTCATTATAATATAATATTCCCATCTCTTTCGTTAATGATAAATCAAAATCCCATATTACCCATAAAAATCCTAAATTTTCAAGATAATAATCTATTCCAAATAATTTATAATGAAAATATCCACCAGCTTTCACCTTATAATATAAGAAGTTTCCTGGGTGTGTATCATTATGAATTCTACCAGTGTGATAATGAAAAAACATCACAGATAATAATTGTTGTATTATAGCATTTATTAAAAATGCCTCATTATTTTTATAAGTTTTCAAGAAATTCCAACTATCTCCATTTGCTAATTCTATGAAACTTGTTATGAATTTAGAATAATACTTGTTTTTAATTAAATTAGGAAATTTTTCTAATCTATTTGATACGGTCGTATCATCCGGATTTGATTTCTCGAAACTATCTTTTTCAAAATTTGAATAATTTTTACATATAACATATCCATAAAATAATGGAAAATGCGGACATAAATCCATTCTAACAACATTCGTCAATTTTGTTAATATCTCTAATTCTAATGGTGTTCTTTTTTCATTAAATTCATATATCTTTGAAGCAAATGTAAAAACCTTCTTTTCTTTTTCTCTAAATTCACTTAAATGAACTATTCCATATACACTATCTGTTCCAATCCTCTTTTTTAGAATTATTCTATTTCCAATTCTATAAGATAAACTATTATCTTTATTTTTCTTATAAACTCTTAAACACCCTTCTCTTCTATTTTTAAGTTCCCTTCTCATTAAAACCAAATATCTATTTCTATGATATATATCAGCACTAACGCGATTTATAAATGGCGATAATACCTTCTTAACCTTATTAATAGCCTCTATTTTCTTACTTAATGATTTTGGTTTCTTAATTGCTTTTTTATCTTCTTTAACACATCTTTTAGTTATCGGATTTCTTATTTTTGGTTTTTCGCATTTTTTAACAATTTTATTTCCAATCTTTTCATATAATTCATGAATTTTCTTATCATTTTGATTAAATAATATTTCTATACCATTTTTAGTATCTTTTTTAACGCATCTTTTAGTTTTTGGATTTAATACCTGATTTGATTTACAATCCTTCTCTTTCATTCTATATATCTAAATTATTAAATTTTATAAGGGGTTTTATTTATTATTAATGATGATTTAACGGATGTTTTTAAAAATCCATTACTAACCATAGCACTTAATAATTTTGATAAATATATTTTCATATTATATATACTATATATTTCTGTATAATATTTAATAACATTATATATATTAATTATCGATTTATTTTTCGTCTTCAAAAAACTTAATATTATTTTTTCAAAATCCATTTTTATCATTGTTTTTTTATCAATCGATTTCATTAAATCTAAACTATTCTCATAATCATATATCATCCATAAAAATCCTAAGTTTTCCACGTAATAATTATTACCCATTATCTCATAATGAAAATATCCACCCTTTTTAATACTTATATAAATAAAATTATCAGGTATTGAATTATTATGAAAACACAGCGTTTCTTTATGAAAAAACATTAATGATAAAAATATTTGCGTTAAAGCATTCGCGAAAAAATATTCATTCTCATTTTTCATAAAGTATTTTAAATTCCCTTCCGCTAATTCCATTAATATCATCTTAAATGAATAATTTTCCGCCTTTAATAATTTCGGTAATATCATTAAATCCTCACTTCTCATACTTAAATCAAATACTCCATATAATATTGGAAAATGAGGACATTTATTATTAATCACCACATCACTCAATAATTTCATATACCTAATTTCATTCTCACTTTTCTTATTATCTATAACTATTTTTGAAGCTATCTTATATTTTAAATATTTCCTCAAATAACTTGAATATATATTACCATCCCCATA